GGTAGACCAGACCCTATTGTAGAGTTTGCAGATAAACTAAAAAGAATGGGTGATAAAGAAGATTGGAAAGCTGCAAAGGCTATGGAACCAAAGTTAAGAACTTTCGTACCTGTTATCGTTAGAGGTGAAGAAGGTGAAGGAGTAAGATTTTGGGGATTCGGTAAAACAGTATATCAAGAAATTCTTGGTTATATTGCAGACCCTGACTATGGTGATATCACCGACCCAACAAGTGGTAGAGATTTAACAATCGAGTATAAATCAGCAGAAGAAGCTGGTACTACTTATCCAACTACTACAATCAGAGTTAAACCAAGTGAAACTGCATTAAGTGAAGATTCTGCAAAAGCAACTTCATTTTTAGAAGGTCAAACTGAAATAACTGATTTATATTCAGAGTTATCTTACGATGAATTAAAAGGAGTGTTAGAAGGTTGGTTAAATCCAACTAATGAATCAGAAGAACAATCTGTATCACAACAAAATTTAACAACTTCATCAGAAACTAAAACTGAAACTAAATCAGAGGAAACAACTACATCTTCAGATTCAAAGAAAACAGAAGATGTTGCAGCAGCATTTGATGATTTGTTTAACAACTAAACCTAACTAAATGGCGAAGAAAAAAGAAATGGATTTAGCGGATATCCTAGCGGGTGAGCTAAACAAACAATCAAAAGATTCAAAAGTAGCATTCTTTTTAGATGATGATACTGCCCCTACAAATGTAGAAGGGTGGATATCGACTGGAGCTGCTATGTTGGATGTTGCCATTTCCAATCGCCCTTATGGTGGTTTACCTGTTGGTAGAATCACAGAAGTTACTGGTTTGGAACAAAGTGGAAAATCATTACTATCTGCACACCTTTTAGCTGAAACACAGAAACAAGGTGGAGTTGCGGTATTGATTGATACCGAAACTGCAGTAAGTAGAGAATTTTTAGAAGCTATCGGTGTGGATGTATCTAAACTTCTTTATGTAACCGCAGATTCAGTTGAACAAATCTTTGATTTTACTGAAACAATCATTGAGAAAGTGCGTGAAACTTCAAAAGATAAAATTGTTACTATCGTAGTAGATTCAGTTGCAGCAGCATCAACTAAATCAGAACTAGCGGCTGATTATGGTAAAGATGGATATGCTACTGATAAAGCAATTATTATCTCCAAAGCAATGAGGAAGATTACCAATATGATTGGTAGACAGAAAATTACTTTGGTATTTACTAATCAGCTTAGACAGAAGATGAACGCAATGCCTTTTGGTGACCCATGGACAACTTCGGGTGGTAAAGCACTAGCTTTCCATGCCTCTGTAAGATTGAGATTGAAGGGAATGGGACAAATCAAAATGAAGGTAAACGGCAACGATAAGGTTGTTGGAATGAAGGTTCGATGTCAAGTAGTAAAGAACAGAATGGGTCCTCCATTGAGAGCAGCCGATTTTGAAATTTACTTTGATAGAGGAATCGATAATTATGGTTCATGGCTTAAAGTTATGAAAGACAATAAATTAGTTAAACAAGCAGGTGCTTGGTACACATATATTGATACTGAAACTGGTGAAGAACTCAAATTTCAATCAAAAGATTTCATTGAATTAATGGAAGATAGAGATGATGTAAGAGAACAGATTTATAAAAAGATTTGTGAAGAATCAATTCTACAATACAAATCAGATACCTTGGATATCGATAGTATGGAAATTGATACCGAAGTACCAGAATAAAAATTCAATATGAGTAAATTAATTACAATGTTGAGAAAGAGTGCCGAGGCTGATAAAGCTAAGGCACTACTATCTCTCGACTTATTAGATAAGAAGTCAGTTGGTATTGGTGACCACTCTACTGAAGATTTCTACAAAAATGCTGAAGAAGCATTATCATTACTTGCTGATTCTTTAGATAGATTAGAAGCACTTAATGTGTATGAGAGTACATCAGATAACAAAGAACTTCTTACATGAAAGAACTCTACAAGAACATTTTAGAATCGGTTGAAAAAGACCATAACCAAAATATCGATAAGAACCGAAATGATAGGGTTCTAATTATCGATGGTTTAAATACATTTATCAGATGTTGGTCATCCATTCCTACAATGAATGATGATGGTGACCATGTTGGTGGTGTAACTGGTACTTTAAAATCTATTGGATATGCCATTAGACAAGTTCAACCGACTCGTGTTGTTGTAGTATTTGATGGGAAAGGTGGTTCTCAACAAAGAAAGAAAAGATTTAGTGGATATAAAGCACAAAGAGATTCAAATAAACTTCGAGTAAATCGTCAGTATGCTGATTTGATGAACGATGAGGATGAAAGAGAATCTATGAAAAGACAATTCGTTTGGTTAAACGAAATGTTACATGGGTTACCAATCACCAACATGATATATGATGGTGTAGAGGCTGATGATATCATGGCTTATATAACCACTAATCTCTTAAAAGAGAACGAACAAGCGGTAGTAATGTCAACTGATAAGGATTTCCTTCAATTAGTTAATGATACTACTATCGTTTGGTCTCCCACCAAAAAGAAGATGTACAATACATCTTTGGTAAAAGAAGAATATGGTATAGAATCTAAAAACTTATTACTTTACAGAGTGTTAGATGGAGATAAATCAGATAACATACCTGGTGTTTATGGATGTGGAATCAAAACTTTAGTTAAAAGGTTTCCTGAAATAACAGGTGAAGAAGAATTATCAATAGATGATTTGTTTAAACTTTGTGAAATAAAAGTAGAAGAAACAAAAGGAAAGATTAAAATTTATAAAGATATCCTTGAATCAAAAGACCAAATACTTCTAAATAAAGATTTGATGCAGTTACACGATGTAGATATATCAGGTCAAATTAAAATGAAGGTATTAGATAGATTTAATGAATCTACCAACCCTTTAAACAAAATAGATTTTATGAAAATTCTATTGAAATACAAAGTAGTAAATAATTTTGGGGATATAAACGATTGGTTAAAAACAACATTCGGAAATTTAATTATAAAATAATTTGGTATTCTCAAATAATTTTCGTATCTTTGTAAAAGTTTTATATTAGAGTCAATGCAAGAAACAGTAGATACATTATCAAAATATGGGCAATCCTTTCAATCAAAGGTTGTATCTGCACTTTTAACTGATAATAAATTTCTCGATACAATTAGTGAAATAACCACATCAAAGTTCTTTGAGAACGATGCAAATAAGTGGATTATATCAGAGATAATAGAATATCATAATGAATTTAGAAAACCTCCCACACTTGATGTATTTAAATCACAATTATCTAAAGTAGATAATGAAATACTTAAGAAAACTGTTGTAGACCAATTAAAGCATGTTTACACACAAGTTGGTAATGTTGATTTAGATTACATCAAAAAAGAATACAAAGAGTTTTGTATTAATCAAAACCTTAAAGGAGTAATCCTACGTTCAGTTGATTTATTAAAAGCTGGTTCTTATGATAGAATCAAAGATTTAGTAGATAATGCCATGAAAGTTGGTCAACAAACTGATTTGGGTATGGATTATATCGAAGATTATGATGAGAGGATGGAAGATTTAAAAAGAACAACAGTTCCAACCAAATGGGAACCAATCAACGATTTAATGGATGGTGGATTAGGACCAGGTGAATTGGGAGTAGTTGTTGCACCTTCGGGTGTTGGAAAGACATGGATTCTCACCGCAATTGGTGCAGAAGCTGTTCGGAAAGGTTTGAGTGTGGTACATTATACAATGGAATTATCAGAGCACTACGTTGGTGCTAGGTACGATACTGTATTTACAGGTATTCCCTCGGCAGATTTGAAAGAGAAGAAGGAAGAGGTTAAGAGTAAAATCAAAAATCTTCGTGGGAGATTATTAGTTAAATATTTCCCACCTAAAGGTGTTACAGTAAAGAAGTTACAGCAACATATCGAGAAGATGGTTACGTTAGATAACAAGCCCGATGTTATCATAGTTGATTATGCTGACCTCCTATTATCCCATTCCAATAAGTCAGACTCTACTTATCAGGAACAAGGGGGAGTTTATATAGACCTTCGAGGAATGAGTGGTGAATTGGAAATACCAATATGGACTGCTTCTCAAACCAACCGTTCAGCTATCGATTCAGAAGTTATTGAAGCAGATAAAATT